AAATAATAGATTTATACACTTATTTCTAATTACTATAAGCAATACCACCCATACCTGATAATATACGCAATACATTATAATTAACAGCATACACATATATAGATGCGGTTGATTCTGTTATACCACTTGAATATTTTAAGCTCAATGTTGAAGTATCAATTCTTGACATATTTAAAGTTCCTGATGGTTGATGTTCTTCCGGTTTTAAAGCAAATGAATAAACATTGATACCAGTATTATACGGTATATTTTCGTGATGTTGATATGGTTGTATTAAATTGAAATATAAACCATCACGTTCACTAAATCTATCATTACCATTTAATATTAATTTGCCTTTAGTTATATTATTTTGAGCGGCACTATTTGGACCAATTAATGTTTTTAAACTTTCATAATTATCAATACTTACTATTTGAGTATTTTTATCGGTATAATTAAACCAATTTGTATTATTGGTATTTTCTTTTTTAACAACCCATATTAATTCTTTTACAGGATGATTTAAATTTAATCTAATTTTAGGATCAGCATTTTCTTTTCCAGTAAATTGTAACTGTTCTATTAAATATTCATGAGAAGATTGAGCAAATTTTCTTCTTTCATCAGTATCTAAATAAATATAATCTACCCATAAACTCGCTTGTAAATCAGGACTTCCTGTTGATGTTACATGTGATACTCTTTTACATGAAGAATAATCTTCAAAATGTATATTAATCTTAACTTCGTGATATTGTAGGGCAATTAAAGGTAATGCTAAACCTACATTTCTACAAAACCAGAATTCTAATGGTACATATAATGTACTTAAGGTGTCATCGCTACCATAATTAAATATTGTGGGAGAATTTCCAGTACTACTATTAACAATTGTTCCATCAATACGATATTGAGTATTAGTATTAACAGTATATATATTATTTTTCATAACACCACTTAATGTTAAATTATTAATTGTTATAGGTAATAATTCTTGATTTATTTCAGTAACCTCAACAGTTGCTTTATCATCACCCATCCCAATTAATCTAAATGTTATTAAATCAGTATCATTTAATTGTAATTCGAGATTTTCTATATTTACATGTTGAGTTATACCAGTTATATTTAATTGCTCAGTTAAATATTCATCCAATTCATCTTTTGAAATTAAAGTCATAGCTTTTTTGCTACCTTTTCCGCCCACCATTTTGAAATAACCTTCTTTTTTAGAATATGGTAAAGATAATTCATTCCATATATACATCCAATCAGCATAATGCTTATCTATTTTTTGACCTCCAATTTCTACTTCAGCTGTTTTAATAACTCTTAAACCAAAATAAGGACATAAATTTGTATCATTTGTTTTTATTTCTAAATAACTTCTTGATATTAAATCACCATTACGTGCTATAGTGCTTGTAACTCTTCCACCATAAGCTACAGCACCATTAAAAGTTTGTTGTATAGATTCTAAAGCGAAGTTAGTGTGTCTTCTATAAACAACTTTGAAAAAGGTAATTTGAGGATTACCTGTTAAATAAACGTCTTGAGCACCATAGGCAACTAATTGTAAAAGACCTCCACCCATAATACTTAATATCTATTAAAATAAAAGAAAAAAAACAATTATTATATAACCTAATTAGAGTAAGCGATTCCACCCATACCAGATAATATACGTAAAACGTTGTAATTTACAGCGAATACCGATATTTCTGATGGTTTATCATTATTAGTTGCAGTATTATAAGTTAAGTCTAAAGTAGCAGTATCTATTCTAGACATATTTAAAGTACCTGATGGTTGATGTTCTTCGGGTTTTAATGCGAATGAATAAACATTGATACCGCGATTATTAGGTACATTTTCATGATGTTGGAAAGGTTGTACTAAATTGAAATAATCACCATCTCTGGCATAAAATCTGTCATTGCCATTTAATATTAATTTAGCCGAAGAGATTTGATTAAACATATTAGAATTATTTGGACCTAACATTTGTGATATCTTTTCATATGAATTTATTATAGAATTTGAATTATTATCATAATCAAATAAATGTTCATTTAATAATGCTTCAGATGTATAATTCATCCAACATACATTTGAGTTATTAGCACGTCCTTGATGTGCTACCCAAACTAATTCTTTAACAGGATGATTGAAATTTAATTTAACTTTTGCTGTATCACCAGAAGATACAGATTCCTTGCCAGTGAATTGTAATTGTTCTATTAAATATTCATGAGAAGATTGGGCGAATTTACGTCTTTCATCAGTATCTAAATAAATATAATCTACCCATAATTCAGCTTTTAATCCTGATATTGTACCATCAAGAGAACAATCATCACCACTAGCAAATTCTATTGTAATTTTTACTTCATGATATTGTAAAGCAATTAAAGGTAATGCTAAACCAATATTTCTACAGAACCAGAATTCTAAAGGTACATACATTTTTCCTTTTACATCTCCACCAGCACCACCAACCATTTTATAATAACCTTCTTTTTTGCCTACTGGTAAAGATAATTCGTTCCAGATATACATCCAATCAGAATAATGTTTATCTATTTTTTGTCCTCCAATTTCTACTTCGGCAGTTTTGATAGCACGTAAGCCTAAATAAGGAACAGCAGTGTTATTAAAATCATCAGTATCACAACTCATAACTAAATAAGTTCTTGAGATTAAATCACCATTTCTTGATATAGTAGCGGTTACACGTTGACCGAAACTTACGGAACCGTTAAAAGTTTGTTGTATAGATTCTAAAGCAAAGTTAGTGTGTCTTCTATAAACAACTTTGAAAAAGGTAATTTGTGGATTACCAGTTAAATAAACATCTTGGGCACCATATGCAACTAATTGTAAAAGACCTCCTCCCATTATATACTATATATCTAATTATAACAAAGAAAAAATAAATTTAGATTTTTAACATATTAAAATTAATTAGAATAAGCTAAACCACCCATTCCAGACATTATACGCAAAACGTTATAATTTACAGCATAAATTAATAAACTACCAGTTTTTTTATCCGAACTATCATCTATTTTAACATTTAGATGAGCACTATCTATTCTTGACATATTTAAAGTTCCAGATGGTTGATGTTCCTCAGGTTTTATAGCAAATGAATACACATTAATACCACCATTCTTAGGAATATTAGTATGGTGTTGATATGGTTGAACTAAATCAAAATAAGAACCATCTCTTTTAGCTATACGATCAGTACCATTTAATTTTATATCACAAGAAACAAAAGGATTTTTCCCCCCTTCACTTTCTAATTCATTAGTTGAATAATTATTCCAATTAGCAACGTGACTCTTTTTATTATCTTGGTTATTTTGTGGCCATTTAGAAACCCATATCAATTCTTTACAAGGATGATTAAAGTTTAATCTTATTTGTTGATTATATTGTTCTTCTCCTGTAAATTGTAATTGTTCAATCAAATATTCATGAGATAATTGAGCGAATTTTCTTCTTTCATCGGTGTCTAAATAAATATAATCCACATAAATATTACATTCAAATGGGTCTATAGTTGTTACAGGATTACTATTATCAGGTTCACCTAAAGAACTATCTACATTATACGCTATTTCGCCAACAGTTGAAAATTCTATTTTGAATTTTACTTCATGATATTGTAAGGCAATTAAAGGTAATGCCAAACCTACATTTCTACAAAACCAAAACTCTAAAGGAATAGATAATTTTGTTTTTTTATTAGATGATACTTTAGATAAATAATCACCATTTGCCCCTACCATTTTATCATAACCAAATCTTTTACCAATAGGTAAAGATAATTCATTCCAAATATACATCCAATCTGAGTAATGTTTATCTACTTGTTGGCCACCTATTTCGCATACTACACTCTTTAATATTTTTAATCCTAAATAATCTACATATTTAGTTTTATTACTACTGTTTATATCAAAACTTAATCCTTTTATATCAAGTTCAACATAGGAACGATTTATTAAATCACCATTTCTGGATATTTGACAAGTTATAGTATTACCATATTCAGCTTGACCATTGAAAACTTGTCTTATAGATTCAATGGCGAAATTAGTATGTCTTCTATATACAACTTTGAAAAAAGTAATTTGTGGATTACCAGTTAAGTAAACATCTTGTGCACCATACGCAACTAATTGTAATAGACCGCCGCCCATAATATATAGTATCTTATA